CCTGCGCCAACTGTTGCTGTAATTGATACGCCAGGTGAAACATTTGTTTGAGTTGATGTTCTAAATCCGCCTGCACCAGAACCACCATAAGATGAACCACCAGCTCCACCAGCAATTACTAAAAAATCTATATCATAAGCTGGGTCTACAGGTTGTTGAGCAGACGCTTCATCTGTATTAGGAATCCATCCTTTAGTTGCACCAGAATAAACAATATCTACTGATTGTCCAGAAACAATATAATTAACAACATAAGCATCAGTTTCACCTTGATATTTTAATCCATTAGAATCTATTACAACTTTATTACTTCCCCATGTTCTTGCATAATCTGTAAAAATTAATCTATCACCAACTGTGGCTGAACCAGGTAATGTAATAGTACAAATATTAGATGTTGTGTTTATCCAGTAACCTCTGTTAGCTACTGCTGTTAAAGTTGTTCCAGTTACAATAGATGATTGCCATTCTATTCCAGTTGCTGCCCAACTTGCAGTACTACCATTAGTAGTTAAAAACTTTCCAGCGTTTCCTGTTTGACTAGGTACCGCTGAAGTATCTGAAGTAAGGGCCATTGTGCCTGTTGCAGCCGGCATTGTGATCGTGTTAGTTCCAGCTGCTGCTGGTGCAGCTAGGGTAATTAATCCACTAGTATCGCCCGCTATTTTTACTGAGCTCATTACGCTTCTCCTTTAGGGTATAAAGCTTTGACCGCTAAACAGTCAGCTATGTATTTATCTACTTGAGCTTGGTCACCTTTAACAATACCATCTAAGTAATCTGTGTGTGGAGGATAAGCTTGTTCTCTTTGACTTTTCCAAGCAATAGCATCTGCTGCTGCGTGAGCTGCATTTTCTTCTGCTGTCCAATCCACTACCTCTGTAGTTGTTGTTCCATCTGCATGGTTTGTTACTATTGTGTTTTGTGCTGCTGCCATAATTATTCCTTAATTAAGTCCATAAACTTCTACTTTACCATTGTCAAATGTTACTCCACCCTCAAAAGCAACAGTTACTGATGTGCTTGAAGAAGCTCTTAAATTTGTTCCTATTAAATAACGAGCATGTCCTGTACCTCCACCTACAAAATCAGAGCCTGATGTAATTGGAGCATTACCTGGTGATTGTGGGAAATGACCTATATTTGACCTTAAATCAAATATGTATTGTCCTATAGAGCAATTTCCTGCTGCAACAGCATCCCCTATAGCTAAATTTGCTCCTCCTGCAATGCCTATTGATAATTTTCTACTTGTACCATCTGAATGGCTTACTTGTGCAACTATAAAAATTAACATGTTTAAATCAGTAAAATCTAATCCTGTAATCGTTTGTGATGTTCCTGAAGTTGTAGTCATAGTTCCTAAATGAGTTACACCTCCACCTGCTGGAGTTGCCCAAGCATTATCACCTCGTAAAAAGGTAGATGAGCTTGCAGTACCAGTAGCTGATAAGTCTGCTAATGCAATAACACCATCCTGTATTAAACTTACTCCTGTAGAACCATTTATTGTTGTTGCCATAATTATTCCCTATTTAAGTCCGTAGATTGTAATAGAACCGCCATTAAAGGCTACAGAGCCATTCATTGTAAATGCTATACTTGTAGTAGATGTTGTTATACCAGTATTAAGAAAACATCTGGAAGATGTTTGAGCTGCAATAACTCCTGTTGATGAAGAAGTAGCTATAATATTAACAGCACCATTACCTAGACCAGATGCTAAATCTATAAACCATTGACCATACATAACATTAGTAGGTCCCATTCCTCCTGCAAAATCTACGATAGTACCACCATTAGGTGTTAAATTAATAGCTCCATTTGTATCTGCATCGGCTTCTATAGTATCTAAAACCAAAACCATCATCTTATAACCTGTTAAAGATATAGTTGGTGAAACAACTGTTGTTCCAGATGTAGTAGCAAAAGAAGCAAGCTGTGTCATACCACCACTAGTAATCCCTGTTAATTGTGAACCATTACCAGTTGTAGTAAGTAGCGTTCCTGTGCTTGCAGGCAATGTTAAAGTATTAGTTCCTGCTGCTGCTGGAGCTGATACTGTAATCACCCCACTTGTATCACCTGTTAGTTTTATACTAGCCATATTTTTTCCTATTTAAGTCCGTATATTAATATTTGTCCACCATCAAAATCTTGACCAGAAGCCCAATCAAAAGTAAGGCTTGTAGTTGAGGCTGTTATTTGACTATTTACTCCCGTTGATACTTCAGCATTTTGTGCTGTTAGCATAGTTGCATTTAAAGTAGTTTGGTCTCTATCAAAAACATTTGTCCAAACATATTTATTAACTAAATCATGAGTAACTCTACCATAGTAACCTTGTGAAGCATTTGTTCCATTAACCCCTAATTTCTGTGCTGTTCCACCAGTATTTGCCCATCTTATTGAGGTATCTTCAGTAGTGTCAGGACTACAAGACCAAAACTCTACTATTAATGTTTTATAAGTAGATAAAGCTAAATCAGCTGCAACAACTGTTGTGCCTGAAGATGTTGCCACAGTTTTAAGTAATGTTAAACCACCACTTGCTATTCCTGTTAATTGAGAACCATCTCCAGTAAGACCTGTAGAATTAACTCCAGCTCTTGTTGTTCCTGCTGTTTGAAATTCTATTACACCAGAAGTATCTGAAATTAATTTTAAACCACTACTTGTATCTGCATTTATTTTTATTGCCATTATACGATCACCCAATTAGAGCCACTAGGAACTGTTACTGTAATACCACTTGCTACAGTAACTGGACCTGCCGACATTCCGTTATTATTAGTTTCAAAAGTTATGTTTGTATTAACTGTATTTGAATTTTGATATATACCATTAGAAGCAGCAAATTGTGGTGCTGTTGCAACATTATTTAGATCTTGTGCTACAGCTTTTGTAGCAGGGTAAGTACAAAACACTTCACTTTCACCAGATAGTGAGATTTTAGAACCACTGTTGCTAGATTCTATAACTGTATCTCTTGATAATGTAGTGCCAGATAAAGTATAAGTACCTCTACCTGTTTCCCAGTTATCACCACTTACAATTGTGTAGTAAGTAGTATTAGTATTGCCAATAACAGTAAATGCTTGGAATCCATCAGAAACACCTGCAAGCGTGACTGTGCCTGTACCAGTTGTTGTTGTTACTTGTTTGACTCTGTCTTTAAATACAAGTGCCATGATTAATCCTCTATGCTAATGTTACTGATAAATTGCCAGTAGTAATTTTAAAAATATCTCCTGCATCAATTGTCTTGGTAGCGTCTAGAGCTGTGTGGTACAACATATTACCTGTGCCTGTTGCTGCACTATGTAAACCAATCCATCCTACTGTTCCAAAGCCACCACCTGTTGCTGCTAACCAAGTTGCATCTGCGTTTGAAAGAACAACGCCTGAAGTACCAGAAGCTGTTGCAAAAGAAGAAGCAATCCTAGCATAAGCTGTTCCTGAAGCAGAAACTTCTGTACCTGATTCTGCATCTGTTGGGTCTGATGTCCATAAAGAAATATATGGATTATTTACTGCTGTGTATGCTACTCCATTTAGTGTTGCGTTTAGAAGTTGTACTTCTAAAACATTTGACATATTTGCCATTTTTATTTACCTCGTAGTTGTTGTTATTGACATTGGATGAGCAGGAAATTCCCCCTCATCATCTGATTTACTTAAAGAGATAACTCCTCTGTCATACATTGCTGACCAAGTTGCTAATCTCTCATCATTCATCAAGAAAGGCTCTGCTTCACCAAGTGCTGCGTAAAGCAGTAAATCAGGTGTATTTGCTAACCAGAGGTTTGATGAAACTGTTGAACTCATATTAGGTGGGTTTACATAATAGAGCATTTGTAATTTATCTGTTGCAGAGCCAATTGGAGCAAATCTAAATTCACTACCTAATGCAGTATAAAAAGAAGGTAATCCTGACGCTAACGCTCTTGTATTTCTAAAGAAATTACTAGGTGATTGGAATGTAACAGTCTGTATAGGAT